TTGACTTTTCGTGGTTTGGGCCAATAAATTTTATTGTTAACAATAACTTTGTCGGGAGACTCGCACTCGATTTCTTTTCCGTCAACTGTAATATAAAAATCTTTAACGTCAATTTCTTGATCCTTGCCCCCCACCCCAATAAACCATCGCAGTTCCCCTGGTTCCGCCATTGGTCTTCCGGTCTGTTGCTCATATTTGGGGTCAAGCCAAGGGGCTAAATAGGAAATAACCCACCGTCCGCTAAACTGGCTTGGAGGGTTAAACGTAAACAAAACCCTACACTTTTGATGAGGGTCGGGACTTCTACACCAACCTGTTAAGAATAAAAACTGATCAAGAGAAAATTCTGTTACCTCGTCAATTGCCTTTAGATCATGTTCAATCCCCCGCCAATTTTCGATATCTTTATCATATTGAGCCGCCCCAAACTCTAAAGTTCTCCCCCCTGGAACTCTTCGCCAAATTTTCTCATTACTGTTATAACTTGCTCCACTTCCTCTTAATAACTTCTTTGACTTTTCAATAACATCTTTTAATCGGGGATATTCCCGTCTAAACACAATTGATCGCTTGTGCTGAGTAACAGCCAAAATCTTAATAATAGCCGTCTTTCCCCCACCTGCTGATCCCCCAAAACCCACGATATCAGCCGGGGTAGTTAACGCCATTCTTTGAGGATCGCTTCGAGGTTCCCAAGGTTTCCAGGTTTCTTTAGAATCCTTACCAATTCCTAATTTGTCCAATACAGAAGGCATTTTACTTTTTACCATCGTCTTTTCGCCCTGTATAACCTATTCTGATTTTGATTTTTACTGAACTTTTCGGAACTCCCCTTGTTTGACGGTTGACAACAATTCGTTCCATATTAAAACTCCGCAGGGACTTTGATTCCTAAGTTAGTTAACCAATTATAAAGCCTGGATTTATCCTTAACAAAATCATCGTCTAAAGCTTCAGATTCAAGGTTTTCATCCCCTCCCCTCGTTTCTCCTCTAGCTGACTCCTCAGCTTGCTTTAATCTATCATTGGCTTGCTTGCAAAGTTTAGCTAATTCATCAAGGGAATAATGATTTTCAAGCCCTCCTATCTTAAAGATCAAAATAGCGTCTGTAATTATATCGAGGTTCTGATCTCCGGTGGTGATAATCGGTTCAGAGGTTTGACCCTCTGATATCTCTTCCTTGGGGTAGGCATATCCCAAAAGTTGCTCTAAAAAACTTAACCCAGGAATCAACTGTCCTTTGTATTCAATAGGTTCAGTCGCAATAAAAAAATTATGACGGGAAGATTGAGTTAATAATTCAGGATTGACATCAAAGAAAACCCCTATTTTCTGATAATAAAGTTTAAGGATGGGGTACATTTTAGAGTCTATTTCTTCTGGCCAGATGTGAACCCCTGAGATCATTCGCCTCAATTCTTGGTGATAGGCTGAAACCTTCCTTGATTGCTGAATAGATAGCGGGAATACAAGGGTAAAATCCCCATTTTGATAATCTAAACGAAAGTGCATTAAAGCCTCTCCTCTAGGCTGTCCTGCCAGTTTACAAATTTAATTTTATTCCCAAATAACGGCTCAAATTCACACCGCCTCAATTCGAGATATTTCCATCTTCTATCTTGTGGATTCCCTTCTTTAAAGACAATATGAGCGTCTAGCTTGTCAATTCCTTCCACTAACTCCTGAGTTGCCTGTTGGTAAATTATCGGGATTCTAACCTTGATCGTTTGTCCTGATAAGTTAGGAGAGGATAAAACCCTCCCTCCTTCAAAAACAATAATTTGTGAGTGACTTGTTATTTTCTCTACCACCTCAACAGTTAAAGCATTTTTATTATCAGATTGAGGGAAGTAATAGGCGATCGCATCATCTGGCTTAGGGATTTTAATATCATATTTTGAGGCATTCCCAGGAAGAGAAAGTTGCCCACCATCTCCTGAAACCCTAGCCTCTAAGACGGCATAATCTCGATATTCAGGGATTACCTCCCATTTTTTATGACGACAAAGTGCAGAGATTAAGGGATGCTTGGCAAACTTAATCTCTAATTTTTCCGAGTCTAATTTAATAGAAGAAGGTAACACCAAATCAGGAGGGACGTAAAGCTCCCCTCCCGATTCCCTAACCCATGCTCGACAAGCCTTAAGCATTATTTCAATTTCCGATAAGCAAGGAAATTAAGCATTTGCCAAAGCAGCTAAAGCTTCCATACTTTGAGGGTGATTGCTTCTGGCTTCTGGATTATTTCTAACGACTCCAGCAGGGTTAGCTCCGTCATAGAAGACGCTTTGATTGACAGCCACTAAATTTCTCCCCCCGGATGGGATTTCGTAATACGTCTTAATCTCAGCAACCTTCCGCATTTTTGCGGTTCCCGACGCGGCGGTTGTTTGGGCGACAACAATATTACTAGGCGTGGTAGACCCACTTACATCGTAAGTAATTGTTACCCCAGGTAAGTCAGAAGTAAGGGTTAAAACATTGGCCGCTGCCGTTCCTGAAACCAAAGCAGATGCAGAAGGAACTCCATTAATCTCCTCTAAAAGTCTTGCTGCAATTGTGGTCGCAGTATCACCTGACCTTTGGGTGTAGGAGATAATAGCCGAGTCATTCCCGGCAGTGACTCCTATCAGGTAGTCATCCCCTGTACTCCCTGCTGTGATGGTCATGGTATTTACTTGGGACACCGCACCACCAAAATCTGCCCAGGCTTCTAACACATCCTTTACCACCCCTCCTTCAGTAATTTGTGTCCGTACCCTTTTAAAAGGGATTGTCACCGTCAGGTCGGGTTGGGATGCAGGATAACTAATTGAGCTAATAGAAGAAGTCATTGGTTTTGAGATTAATAACTTATTAACAATATTATGCTTTATTATGCCTTAAAATCAAAGATAATTCCGCAAAAAAATACCAATAACTTTATATAAAAATGACTGCCCAATCATCCGAGACAACAAAAAAAGAAACCACCACAGAGATTGTGAATCGTTATAGAGAAGACTCTCATGTCATGATGCAAGCGTTAGCGGAGAGTGCCGATGCAAGTTCGATGCGAAACCCTCTCCCTATAACCGGAAGAATCCAGCCTTTCTCTCAACAGCAAGTAGAAAACTGTTTAGCAGACGCGATCTTAAAACGAATTGCATGGAGCCTCCCATCTTCGTCAACTCAAAAGATGTGGCAGTTATCCTTGGGAGATGATTTTTCTAGTAAGACGGGTTCTAAATTAGTCCGCGATTACTACGCTTATCACGAAAGATTGAAAACCATATCACAATTTAGAAAAGCCTTACAGTTCTCTCGCTCTCATGGTGGGACAGTTATTATTCTCAAGATTAACGATGGAAGACATTATTCCGAACCTGTTGATGAAGGCAAGATTAAATCAATCTCTGGGTTAATCGTTCGTCACCGATGGCAAGTTGCTCCTTCGGTGAGAACGGCTGCTAGTATATTTGACCTTGATGACATTGAACATTATGAAATCCTAACAATTGACCAACAAATAAAACAAAAATTACTATTTAACGGAACAAATTCCAAGCAGGATGATCGCCTGATCCATCGGTCAAGAATCCTCCGGTTTAATGGAGCATTAATGCCTGATGATTGGATGATTTCCTATAACAATGGATGGGGATTGAGTGTCTTTGACGAGGTTTGGAAATATTATAAAAACTATACGAATGGACTCAATGCAGTAGGCGAATTAATTAAAACCCAATCAGTTCTACAGCATTCTTTTGAAGGACTACGGGAACTGATGATGGCATCTGATGAAGAAAGTATCGCAGCTATTAAGCAAACCATGAAATCAATCCGACTAATGTTTGATCTATATGGCATGGTTCTCCACGACTCCCGTGAACAATTCAACTGGAATGCCCGCCCCGTCGTCGGGATGGATTCACTTGTGCAAGTACAGAAGGATGGGGTAACAGGAGCCTCTGGGATGCCTCACACGATAGTTTGGGGAGAAAGCCCTGGGGGTTTGGGGCGTGATGGCAAGGAAACCCAAATCAACTATGCTAACTCGGTGGCAGAGTACCAAGGAGAGAGCTTAGAACCTAGCGCAGCTATTCTTGATCGTTATATCTTCTTGGCTAAAGATGGCCCCACAAAAGGCAAAATCCCCGACAACTACCAAAGGCAGTACCCTTCTATTTTGAGAATGACCATCGAGGATCTCCGCTCTGGACGCTCATCTGATATTCAGGCATTGGCTTCAGGTATTCAAGCCGGATTCATCACGACAGATGAAGCTCGGACAGTGCCTTCTAACTCCGGTTGGTGGCCAGAGCTTAACCTTGATCAAAAAGCATGGGAAGAAGCTAAGAAAAAAGCAGAAGAACAAGCAAACTCCCTTGGTGGTTTTGATATGGGAGCATTAGGAGGAGAGGAAGCTACCCCACCCACTGAAGAACCCGTCGAAGAAGAATCTATAACTCAAATGGACAGTGCTGTTTACACCCCAATAAAGCGGGTTCATAATTGGCACGGGTTATCAATTGGGGTCACTCACGACAAAGGGGATCTTCGCTATAACAAAACGATGAAGGTAGGGTATGGGCATATTAGACGCAGCTATGGACACGCAGAGGACGCGAAAGCAATCGACGTTTATATCAAAAATCCAAACTCACCTAGTCTCTGGAAGGTTCGGCAACTCAACACAACAACAGGGGAGCTTGACGAAATAAAGTATTTCTTGGGTTTTGATTCCCCCAAAGAAGTGCGCGATTGCTATTACTATCATGCCGGATTAGATCGTTTTGGAGGAGTGGAGAAGTGCGATCCTACGGAATTAAACCAATATCGCCAAGATGCAGAAGAATTGGAGGGAGTTAATGAAGTTTATCAAAATAAAATATTAACAGATATAGCAAATAGAATCAATCAACAAACTCAATTAGATTAATTTTAAATTAATTGGTTTTTGAATGCAACTTAGTCAACCCATTTTATTTCACTAGGGTTGGCTAAGTTGTCTAAACTGTTACATCAAATCTTTGTCAGTTCCTAATTTACGCAGCCCGTAAATCTATGTATAGGTTAAGGTAGTTTGGCAACAATTGGCACTTCGGACGGCGCCGATCAAATCAAACGTTGCACGGTGTTTTTTGAATAGGTTTAGCGATCGCCATTTATCGAGATTTGTGGCTTTGGGACTATTTGCTTAATACAGAATCCATTCGGAAGGACTATTTATCTCTCCCGTTTCAGGAGGCCCTTGGAAATTTTCTTAAAATCCCCGTCTTTTTACATAGAGAAATCGGTATCCAATGCAGGGCAATGGA